AGATATTATTATGGAAATCAAAAAACATATAGATCGAAATCAGATAAAATGGCTAAACGATTAGGATTTGAAGTTCTTAATTATATTGTAAAAGATGATCCAATTGAAGTTCATAACACATATTATCCAGATGGACCGCCATTGACAGTTTCTTATTTTCCAACCGGAGTAAAAGGTGGAGATCCTGCAGGTACTGATTATTTGAAAAATTACAAAGGAAATCCTGCGTATAAAATTTGGCAAAAATATATTGATCGTGTTGCCAAAATAACAGGGTACAAATTTTTAGATTTCCTAGGAGCAGAAGATTCTATAGAATCAAGTAAAGGCGAAGTTTTAGGAAAACAAACAAATGCATTGAGAGAACAATTGTTAACAAAAGATTGGTGGTCAAACCAATTCAAATTAATTACAGAAGCAAAGGCCAATACACATTTAACTCATTTGGAAGAACTTGTTTTAACTCAAGGCGAAAAAGGATATAAACAGGCCAAATCATTTTTAATAGAATTATTGAAAAATTTAGCTGGTAATTCTGATACAAAAGTAAATACATCTGTTAAATGGGACGGAGCTCCTGCAATGTTCGTGGGAATCAATCATGATAATGGTAGATTCTTTGTAGGAACAAAGTCCGTGTTTAATAAAGTACCTAAAATTAACTATACTAAAGAAGATGTAGATATGAATCACGGACAAGCTCCAGGCCTAGCTGATAAATTAAAAAAGGCGCTAGATTATTTGCCTTCATTGGGTATAAAAAATATTTTACAAGGAGATTTTATGTTTGATGATTCTATGGTTAAGTCAACAACTATAGATGGTAAACCTCATTTAACATTTAGGCCAAATACAATAACATATGCAGTTGAAGCAGATTCTGATCTAGGAAAACAAATAGCAGCCGCGAAATTTGGTATAGTATTTCATACAACATATCAATCATTAGATTCGGGAGCACAATTTGGAGCTAATGTAAGTGGATTAAATCAAAACAGAAATGTTTGGTTTGATGATGCATTCTTTAAAGATACTACCGGTGTTGTTACATTAACAGTTTCTGAAGCAAAAGAAGTTCAATCACTAATTAAAAAAGCAGATGCGATAAAAGTTAATTATGATAATCTTCCTACTGCAGACCTTAATGTTTATCTTAATAATGAAATAAGATCTGGTCAATTTGTAAATAATCCTAAAGTATCATTTAAAGCATTTCAAAAATGGTTTAAAGAAACAAGAATTGACAAACGAGTTGCAAAATTAAAATCCGAAAAAGGTAGAATGAAGGCCATGGCCGCAGGTCAAGAACAAATGACAATGTTCAAAAGAAGACAACAAGATATAATAAATTTATTTCAAGTATCAAAATTATTATCAGAAGCCAAACTTATATTTGTGAGAAAGTATAATAATGCTATCTACAATACAAAACATTTTGTAGACGATGGAAAAGGAGGCTTAAGAGTCACCGCTCCAGAAGGATATGTAGCCGTTGATAGAATAGGAAATGGAGTAAAATTTGTAGATAGAGTAGAATTTAGTAGAGCTAATTTTGCTATGGATAAAGGCTTTACAAAATAACATTGATAAGTAAAACATAGCATATTTATATAAAAACCATAAAAGGGACAAATTATGAAAGAAAAACTATTAAGAGAAATGATTAGAAAACAGATCAAATCATCTCTTTCCGAAGCAGCTCCTAAAGCAGCTGTAGGTACGTCGTTAGGCAAAGTAGAAAAATTAGCTGGCGTTAAAATGTTAAAAAATGCATTAGGACAAGGAACACCTAAACAACAAGCTGCAGGATTATATAAAGTTGTACAAGCAATATCAGGAGATAATCCATCAGTAGCTAATGAATTATCAAAAATGATTAGACAAGGCGGAATAGCAATGGATGAGCCAGAAGCAGAAATGCCAACAGAGGAAAATTATACTGCAGGTATTGATGACGGAGATGCAGGAACTTCATTACAAGAAGCAGATGATTTTGAAATGTCAAAAATAAAAGGTGGTTTAGCTAAATCAAAATTAGGTTCACAAGTAGAAATTGATAGAGCTGGTGTAGTATTAAAAAATATTCAAGGGTTGAAAGATACTGATAGAGCAAAAGCGTTAGCATATATATTAAGTAACGCAGGATTTGATAAAAGTTCACTCATGAGATTATTACAAAATACAAAGACACAGCTTGCTAAATATTCAAAATAAGTATGAGTAAGTTACAAAACATTAAAGCTGTCAAAGAAATGATGGCCGGCACCCATAAAACTCAAACTAGAAAAACGTTTGCTATGGGTTCTACAAAAAAAGAGTTATCTGAAGAAGATATTGAAGAAAGATTTGAAGATGGAAGTCCTAAAGTATGGATAGAAACAGATCCGATATCTGGAGCAAGAACGCGTGTTACACAACATAACGGTTTCAAATCTAGAGAACCAGAAAATTCAATTCTCAAACAAGTACGAGATGCATTAAAAGTACCAGATAAATGTCCCGAATGTGGTAAAGATATGCATTCTCATGAAAAGAGATTGAATCATAAATTTTATTTCAAACGTGGTAAATGCTTTGATTGTGTTCTAAAAGAAGAAAGAGCTATCAAGAATCAAGGAGAAGAAGCATGGAAAGAATATGAAAATAAAATTATGCTATCAAATGCAGAAGGCTGGTTCAAAGATGCTGATAAAGAAGTTGAGGTTCTTAAAACACAAGTAATGGAAACATATTGGCAAAATGCTCAAGGAGAGGTAGGTCAAATTGATGTTACAGAATTTGTTGAAAAAATGGAAAAAGATTACTTAGAACTAAAAAATAATATTCGAAAACAATATTCGTAAGCATAATATGAAACTATCAAACCTAATATTAGAAAATGCTGAAGTAGAAATAGAAGATGTATTTAATGATCTTGAAAAAGATATTCAAAAATTAGATCTAGATGCACCTGAATCAGAAGCTATTGGATTAACATTAGCCGGCGTTGCTTTATCATTTGGTGAAATATCAAGACTATTAGGAAAATTTGTAAATTTGATAAGCAAAATACCAGGATTCAAAAGTTTATCTGGAGATAGATTAATTGCATTCGGAGAAAAATTTCATCATAAAATTATTGGAGCATTTGAAAAAGTTATTAAATTAGCAGGAGTAAAAGATGCTACAAAAGCTAAAAAGGCTGCTGAATTACTTCATATGATAGTAGTTGGTTTATTATTATATAAAGGTGTAGGTGAAATGGCAGGTAAATTTGCAAAAGGTAAATTAGCCGGCGCTACTTTCAAAAGTGTATTAAATGCAATCAAAAGTAATGAAATAGGTGTATTCTTAAAAGATGCATTTGCAGCATTATAATAAATTAAAAATGGAGAACAAGTTATGAAAAAATTATGGAATATATTATTAGGTATCGGAGCAGTATTAGGTGCAATATTTGTAATGTCAGCAGGTCGCGGTAGCAAAAAACAATTTAAGGCTGATTTGAAAGACAACAAGAAAAAACTTAAAGATATAAAATCAAAAGGAGAAAGTCTACAAAAAGAAAAAAAGGTTGTTAAACAAAAAATAAGCAAAACTAATGCAAAGATTCAAAATACAAAATCAAAAGTAAAATCAACCAAGTCTGCTAAAAAAACAATTTCTGACTTTGAAAAAAAGTATAGGAGAAAAAAATAATGAGAAGTATATTATTAATATTTTTAATGGCATTTTCATTAAACTGTTTTGCTCAAGATAAAATAATTAAAATACCAGAATCAGAATTAGAACAATTCTTTTTAGCTATTGATACATTAAAACAACAAGATTCTATCAAAACTATTTTAATTGCAGATTTAGAACTACAATTAAATAATTTCAAAACATTAAATTTAAAAAATGAATCTATATTATTGAATAAAGATCAGGAAATAATTTTATTAAATGATCAAATCAAGTTATATGAAGAAAGACTTAAAATAACTGATAGATGGTATAATAAAAGATGGTTTGGTGTAGTTTGTGGTGTAGTAGGAACATCTACAGCAATTTATTTAGCAGGCCAGATTCAATAAGAAATAATTTGCCTTTTTGCAAATAATTCTTTATATTTAAGTATACTATGGCGGTTAAGAAAAGCATAAAAGAAATAATACGAGATGAATATAAAAGATGTTCAGTAGATCCTGTGCATTTTATGCGTAAGTATTGTATTATTCAACATCCTACTAAAGGTAAAATGTACTTTAACCTTTATCCATTCCAAGAAGATACATTAGAACAATTAAAAGATAACAGATACAATGTTATTCTTAAATCTAGACAGTTAGGTATTTCAACTTTAACAGCTGGATATTCTCTCTGGTGTATGTTGTTCAAATCAGATTTCAACGTATTAGTTATTGCAACTAAGCAAGATGTTGCAAAAAATCTTGTTACCAAAGTAAGAGTGATGCATGATAATTTACCATCATGGTTAAAAGGAAAAACATTAGAAGATAACAAATTATCCTTAAGATTTAAGAATGGTTCGCAAATTAAAGCTATATCTTCAAAAGGAGATGCAGGTAGATCGGAAGCATTATCATTATTAGTTTTAGATGAAGCAGCATTTATTGATAGAATTGATGAAATATGGACTGCAGCGCAGCAAACATTAGCAACTGGTGGTGGAGCAATAATGTTATCAACTCCTAACGGTACTGGTAACTTATTTCATAAAACATGGTGTGATGCCGAAGCTGGAGGAAGATTTAATCCTATCAAACTTCATTGGACAGTACATCCTGAAAGAGATGAGGCATGGAGAGTCATGCAAACAGAATTATTAGGAGAAAAATCTGCAGCACAAGAATGTGACTGTGATTTCATATCATCTGGTCATACAGTTGTTGATGGTCCTATTATTCAATGGTATGAACAAACATATGTTGAAGATCCAAAAGAAAAAAGAGGATTTGATTCTAATTATTGGATATGGGAGTATCCAAACTATTCAAATTCATATGTAGTAGTTGCGGACGTTGCAAGAGGTGATGGAGGTGATTATTCTGCATTTCATGTATTAGATATAAAATCTATGCAACAAGTTGCAGAATATAAAGGAAAGATAGGAACTACAGAATATGGAAATATGTTAGTAGCAGTTGCAACAGAATGGAATAATGCATTATTAGTTATTGAAAATGCAAACATAGGATGGGCTGTACTACAAGTTGCAATTGACAAAGGATATGAAAATTTATATTATTCATACAAACAAGATGCATATGTAGATGAAGATGTACATTTAAGAAAAGGATATGAT